GTACAGGCTGAGTTCAAAGTCCGTGGTATCGCTTATAAGCCTTTTCAGGTAGCTATTGAACGGGCAGGAAACCAGATCTCGTCTAAAGGCTATGATGTGATGGTCAAAGATGAAGATGCCAAGCTTTACCACGAGCTTTTAATGGATGCATGCGCGGCCCACTTAATCGAAGACTGGAAAGGTGTGGTATTTGCCGAAATCGTAGACGGTAAAACTGTTGAGTCCGAAAAGCCATATACACCTGAGAATGCCTCAAAGCTTCTTAATCTTGGTGATATTGGTATTTCAATCTGGCTATTCATTAAAGAACAGGCCCAGAAGATTCAGGAAGACGCAGACAAGGACAAGGCTTTAATTCTGGGAAAGTCATGGAGCTCTACAAATACCAAAAAACGTATGCGTCGAAAACGCCGCACGAAATCGAGCAAATCAAGTTCTTAGGCGGCCGTATTCCGGATCCGCCAGAATATTCGTATGCGGCTGATTCAATTCTTTCGGCATTTAGCACTATATGTCGATCCAGACGTTATGAGCAAAGCATACCGTTATCTTTAGATCAGCAGGCTATCAATGTCTATGCTGAGCATAATGATTTGCCAGTGGCTGCTCATATTTTTAATGACTGTATTTTTGCGTTGGATAATTTGTTTTTGGATGAGGCGCATAAGAAGGCGACGCAACGAGCGACGAAGACTTAAATGCTGACTTTCGGGACATAACTTAGACTTTGCGACGTGATATAGCGCGATTGATGTAACATAATACGGTCAAGTGGTTGACATTGGCACGACGATTCTGTATTGACACTGCTGTCATTAGTGGGTACGCTTGATGGTATAGAGACCCTGTTATCAAATGATAAGAGGGTATTTTTGTCACAGGAGGTTCGAATATGAACTTTTCGTTTATTTTTAACAATTCAAATAAAACCGATAACAAAAAAGAAGCTAGCAAGCTTATGTCTGATGCAGCGGATTCTTTTAAAAGAGCTATGCAAGAAAGTGCTACTCAGTATAATGACCATAGAAAAAAAGCTGAGGAGCAAATAAACCGTGGCGCAAAACTCACCAACCACAGAATCAATCTTTGATTTTTTTTACCTAGACAATCCAAAAATAAAATCATTTTATGCTCAGCTTAATGGACTAGGCTCCTTGAATGCTCTTAAAAATACAAGCCAAATTGGAGACACAAGGAAGTTGGAGGCTACAGTTGGTGTTCCTGCCGTAACAGGCGGAAAACTTGCTAATGACCACACTGTAAACACTACTTCAGAGCATCTTTATGATGGTATTCCTACTATGCCAAGAGAGATGATTAACCGGTTAGATGAACTAGGGTTCATTAACAGAGAGTTAAATGATGACATGCTGGGAAATCTTGTATTGCTTGAGGGACGCTTAGGGGTCACTGATATCGGTGTAGTTAAGGAGTTGGTTGAACCAGCTTTAAACTTTTACATCAAGGACTTAACCAAAAAGAATACCAAGGAAGCTCGGGAATTAGCAAAAGCATTAAAAGAAAACACCAAAGATGCAGCCAATATGGTTAGAGGAATACCTTTTGGGCTTGAGGCCAAGCTACTTCATGACACTGGACAAAAAGATGAAGAAACTGGTGTAAGTTTGTGTAATGAAGTATGGATGACATTGAATAGGGATGAAATTGTAGGTACCCCAACTGATTTGAATTTTAAACATAGTGAGTTTCTAGCTGGTAGCTGGTAGCTGGTATGTTTTGGGTGTATTGGATGCTTTACCTTTTGATAATTTCACTTTTAATACAGATCCAAATGAATTTAGAGATGGTGTGGTCAGTATGATAAAAATGGTGAGAGAGTTTGCTGGCAGACCTCAGACCGCCTACGGTATTACCCCAATAGCAATATTTAGAGTTTTGAAACCAAAACTCTAGTAACATGATTAAAGACCACCTTCGGGTGGTCTTGCTTTATGTGACATTTAGTAACCAGTTTGTTAAAGTTAGTACACTTTATAACAAACGGTGAAATTCATGAAAAAATTATTGGCTACTGGATTATTGAGTTTGGGATTAGTTGGGTGTGCTACCACACCTCAGCAACCATCAGAACCTGTAAAATTTGAAAAGGTTTATCAAATAGATGGATTAAAGCAAGGGCAAATTTATGATGGCGCACGTCAATGGTTTGCTACAGCTTTTCGCTCGGCAAATGCAGTAATTCAGTATGAGGATAAGACTACGGGTTCAATTATTGGCAAAGGTAATATGCCATACCGTTGTTCTGGGTTTGCTGATTGTATGACTGTTACGGCTGGGGATCGAGTGGATTTCACAGTGCGTGTAGATACAAAAGATGGGAAAATGAAAGTGAGTTACGATAATCTTACTCACTATAAACCAGCGCAGGTAATTAGTGGAGTTCGATATAATGAAACTAATAGACCTATTACTGAAGACTATCCATCAGCTAAAATAATTATGGATGAATTAAATAAATCATCCGATCAAATGGCTGAAAAGATTAAAACTCAACAAAAAATTAATGCCGATTGGTAATTAACAAGAGCACTCATACCATGAGTGCTCTTACTTTATTAAGTATTACATTGTAGTGGTTGATATGAAAAAGATTGTTTTATTGAGTTTGGTTTTTGGGATGGCCGGTTGTGCGACAACAGCTAATTTTTTTGATATTCATCCAACACCTGTTAGTAATTCAGGTTATTGGACTGGTCAATTTGATCGGTTGGTTGGGACTTTAATACTAGAAAGTGATGGGACGGGTGTAATTTGCCAAGACCACCTAGGTACAGCTAGGGTAATGTCTGTAAAATTATTAAATGATAGACTCTATTCTCAGGATGGGACTTACTGGAAAATAAGTAATTTCACTCCAACATCTCTTGAGCTTAATTATGCGCTTGGAGGAGGATATAAAATGATAAGGGACAATGGGCTTAAATTCGCTTCACCAGCATGCAAAGATAAGCTAAACACAAAGTAATAGTTGTTCGAGAGAATTAACTTGACTAAACAGAATATTAAATGTGATTGGCTGAATAGATATGATATTGGATGACTATCTGGGGCATGCCGCTAATAGCAAGAAACTCGCACAGATTGCTATTAAAGAAAGGCGTTTTGACGATGCATGGAAACATTTAAACCATCAAAAAGATTACTATTTAAAGCATGCTAGTAGGATGGGTTTTTCTAAAACAGAAACACTGGTTATAGACTCCTCACCACATGAAGATATGGCAAATGTCTTAAGACTAGAGGGCAAGCATAAGAATGCTTTAAGCAGTATATCTTACACTTATAAGGCGGCTTATACAGCTAATCGACCAATTATTACATTAGAGAAAAAATTAGAGGCTTATTACAATCGAGCCTATAAAAAACAGCCGTTTAAAAAATTTTTATCGTTACTTAAAGCCCTACCCAATAGTGACTATATCTCTGTTCGAGATTTTGTTGAAATTTACTTCCCTCTGTCTCCTAATGATGATGAAGAGGTAGTCCCAAAAGAGAGAAATTTGAGTGAACAGGAAATAAAAAAGGTAAATGATAACTTTTTGAAGCAAAAATCTACTGCTCGCAGTAAAGAGCATATAGGTGTTCCTCCACCATTGAGCAATAGGCCAGTTAAATCAATCAAACCAAGCTACCCTGAGTCTAAGTATCCCACTAAAGTTATTGAACCGCAAAAAGATAATAATTTGCTCCTTGGTTATCCAGCATCCGAATGGATAATAGGAGTGGTGGTTGGCGCAATATTGTTAATTGGGTTTATTTGGTTACTATCGTAAAAAAGCACCCTAGGGTGCTTTTTAAGACACATGACATTTAGCAATCATTTTGTTGAATTGACTTAGATTTAATAACGGTGCGTTTATGAAAAAAGTTATATTTGCTGCTTTTTTAAGTTATTTTCTAATAGTAAGCTGTCAAGTTCAAGCCAGAACTATATACACAGCTGAGTATGTTAAGATTTTTGAAAATTTGAATAGCGACAAAAAACAGCTCTTCAATCAATCAAAAAAGTGGATAGCTAATAACTTTAATTCGGCTCAAGATGTAATACAGTATCAAAGCTTAGAAGAAGGTCAATTAATAATTAGAGGTATTGCTTCTCCTTTGTGCGATTTAACAGTTAGCAAAATGCAATGTAATGGGTACTCACAAGCCAAAATATCTTTTAATTTGGCAATAGATCTGAAGGATAAAAGAGCGCGTCTCAAATTCAATAATTATGGTTATGCAAAATTTGGAAACACACCAATTGATGATCCTATTACTTATAAGCTAATGCTTGGTAGATTTGATGCGTTATCTAGTGATTTTGAAAAAACTCTAAATGCAAGTATTGACAATGACAAGTGGTAGATTGAAAAATAAAGACTCAAATATTCACGTTAAAAAAGCACCCTAGGGTGCTTTTTTCATGCGATCAACAATCTTGTTGGCTATTTTTTCAATTACATCATCGGTAATAGTTGCTGATTCTCTGACCAAATCAAAATGTTTAGTTGGCTCTAAGCCTTTAGTCATCAATGTAATCATTGCTGTGTTTAAGGAAATATTTTTATTCTCGGCATAATTAGTTAAATCATCATAAAGTTCTTGTGGCATACGCACTTGAGTTCGCTTCCAGTCATCTTGCGAGACAATTCTGCCAGTCTTTGGATCTGCCATTTTGTGTTAACCTAAAAATGTATTTGACAAGATAATAACACTATGGAATACTGATTTCAATGGCAAGATAATAGTGTCATTAAAAGAAACCCCTTGCGACTCTCACATCAAACAAGGGGCTCTATCTAATCTCTAAGAGGAAATCAGATATGGTTAGTTTAACACAAATAAATAATACGCAAGTATCTGTTATAAATTTCAAATCTATTCCAGTTGTAACGACTGAAATGCTTGCAGGTTTTTATGGTACTGAGTCAGTGCGTATCCGTCAGAATCATAATGAAAATAAACAACGATTTATTGAGGGTAAGCATTTTTTTAAAATTGTTGGTCAAGAATTAAAAGATTTTGTGAGTAGTTTAAAACTACTTGCAAACTCCCCAACAATTTCAAATAAGGTTCGGTCCCTAATTCTTTGGACAGAACGTGGTGCAGCACGCCATGCCAAGATGCTCGATACAGATCAAGCATGGGAAGTATTTGAGCAACTGGAAGATTGCTATTTTGTTCGAAAGGAAATTTTAGCCAAAACCCATAAATCTGAACGCACACCATTACATGATGCTCATGCTTTACTTGTGGCTAAGACTAAACACCTAAATTCGAGTGATGCATGGAAAATTATTAATCAACGTTTTGGGACAAATCATATTGATGAAATCCCATATGACATGATTCCTGTAGCGGTTGAGTATGTTCATCATTTGATTGCTATGTACAGTAGCGCAGAGAAGAAAGGGCAAGGTTCATTGTTTGATGAAGATCAATTCAAACTCCTCAAGAGCCTGATTGATGCAATTATTACCCAAAACTTTGTTACCAGTCGAATCTATCGAGCAGTACATATGCTTGATAACGAGCAAGGACACCACTTAGCTGAATATGCTTTTAAAACTAATATTGCAGTTCTAAAACTTACTCGGGCAATGGATTTAAGAGGACCTCTTAATAGAAAAATCATTAGTGATGACTTAAAAACTATAAGCTATACAACAGGCAATCAACATTATAGCGACCGTTGGTTTCATCCATTGATGGAAGCGGGAATGCTAGCTGGTGCTTTGCGAATTTCTGGTGGTTGGTAGTCTGATTCGTCACTAATAAAATCAACTTAACAAAACCCACTCATCGAGTGGGTTTTTTGTTGCCGATTATTCATCCATTCTCTGTTGACACCATACACCTTGTGAATCTTTTCATCCCCCTTGACAAGATTTACTATTTTTTTAGCGAAGCCGACCTTAACAAAGTCGGCTTTTTTAGTGCCTGAGAAGTTATAGAGCAAAAAAATTGATGTTTTTTAGGTGCAGCACAATTTTGCTTTACCACTGGCTAGGGTAGCTCCCGAAAGGAAGATGGTCGTTTTGACTGTTCATACTTCTTCCCGCCAGTGTCTTTTTATTATGAGCAGTCGGAGTTCATATTATGAATATGATGTCAGTATTAAACTTAAGAGCTGTTGTTACACAGGAAAACGGCGAAGTTAAAACTACCAGTTACGCCGTGGCAGAAGCGTTTGATAAATTGCATAAGAATGTTATTAGGGACATTGAAAAATTACGCTGTTCTGAAAGTTTTAGAAAACTCAATTTTGAGCTTTGCTATGAAAACAATGAGTTACAGAACGGTAAGCCACGAAAGTTTTATCGTATGACTAAAGATGGCTGGATGTTTTTGGTTATGGGTTTTACTGGTGAAAAGGCAGATTTGATCAAAGAGCAATTCATTGAGGCCTTTAATTGGATGGCGCAGCAGCTCACTCAAACTTTTCAATCCAAGTGGGCTAGATACAATCAAATGTGTCTCGAATATAAAACTAGAAAAGAACAGGTGAGCTGTTCAGCACGCAATATGCGCTATTGGCAGGATGATAAGCCAGTATTCGAAAATGAGTTGAATAAACTGGAAAACGAGTTATCACCACAACTAAAGCTGGTTTGAATTTAACCCTATTAGATTTGAAATCCGAAAGGGCAAGCCGTTGCAACGCTTATTTGAATAATGAGCTAAATCATGAAACCAGTAAAACCTATGGGGGTGGATTTTAAATCCAGCCCTTTTTTATTGCCGAAATTTTGGAAGTAAATATGATAGATAAATCTAAATGGTTTGTTTTTAAGAAAAATGATCAAGCTTTTGGATGTTTCAGGATTAAGCCTTTTTCTGATCCTGAATTTGATAAGGCCTATAAAATGCTTTGTACCAAAAAAGTATTTTTAGAATGAGTGCCATGCTATCAGCCCAAGAGTTTGCAAAAATTATCGCAAATCATCTTATACAGGATTGGGAAAATATTGAACTTTCAAAAACAGGAATAGCTGGTGAAAAAGAAACGCGTTATTCGCCAAAATCAGCTTATCAATTATTAATGTATGGAGATCTAGGGGCTGAAATAACTTCATGGATCTTGGAAAAGTCAAAAAGTATTGCCTAGTTAAGTCTCGATTTATTGCCGCCGTTTATGGCGGTTTTTTATTACCTAGAGGAAAGTCAAATGGCTCAAGAAGCTCGCTTAGTAATTGTTATTGATTCGCAGAATGCTGTACGGAATGCTAAGGCTTTAGCTGATGAAATGTCTAAAATTACCGAAAAAGGTGATTCAGCTACACGTACTTCCAAAGAACTGGGCAATCAAATCAACGTCACAAATAATATTGTTCAAAAATTTAATACCACGGTTAACAATTCTTCGTCTGTGGTAGGTAAAACTGGTGAAGCCACTAAACAAGCATCGCAGCAAGTCCAAAAATATGGACAAGAAATAAAAACGACAACACAAGAATTAGACAAGCAAGAAAAGTCTGCTCGTTCTTACAGTACAGCTATAAAGTCCTTAGCAGGATATATGGCTGGTTTAGTAACGATTAATGCTGCCATTAATAATATGGACACTTATACGGGCCTTCAGAACCGTCTAAAGCTCGTTACTAATAATCAGGCTGAATTGAATAAAGCGACTGAAGATACATTCCAGATCGCACAAAAAACCTATTCAGCTTGGGATTCTGTTTTACAGGTGTACCAACGTTTTAGTGACAATGCTCAAACACTGAATTTAACTATGGATGATACGGCTCGCTTAACTGAAACGGGATCAAAAGCTGTAGCAATTAGTGGAGCTAGCGCAGAAGCTGCTGATGCCGCTTTAGTCCAATTCGGGCAAGCTTTAGCAAGCGGCACATTACGTGGTGAAGAGCTTAACTCTGTAATGGAGCAAACACCAGCTTTAGCAAAAGCTATTGCACAAGGTATGGGCATCACCGTTGGTCAGCTACGTTCAGTAGCAGCTGAAGGAAAAATTACTTCACAAGAAATTGTAAAAGCGCTTAGAAATGTAGAATCTGATGTTGATGCTCTTTTTGCTAAAACAGATATCACAATCGGGCAGTCTCTCACACTCCTAAACAACGAGATCACAAAATTTGTTGGCGAAGCAGGTAAGGGAAGTGGTGCGGCACAGGTATTAGCTGGATCAGTTCAAACTCTTGCAAGTAATTTAGATTTAATTGCTGATGGGGCTTTAGTAGTTGGTATTGGATATATCACTCGTGCAATTTTGATGAAGAGCGCTGCTATTAAAGAGGGAATGGCTTCAACTTTAGCGAGCCGCCAAGCATCTGTATTAAATGCTCAAGCAGAATATGCAGAAGCTACCGCTGCTTTGAATGCAGCAAAAGCTCATCTCGCGAATGTGCGAGCAACAAATGCAGAAACCCAAGCTAAATTTGGCGCAACAGCGGCAGCAACTCGATACGCACAAGCACAGGCAGCAGTAACTGCTGCTACAAATGCACAAACAGCAGCTCAAATTAAGCTAAATACTGCAACTTCAATTGCAGGGAGACTAGCTAAAGGGGCGTTTGGATTAATTGGTGGGTGGGCTGGAGTTGCAACATTAGGAGTAATGGGATTAGCGGCAGCCTATTCTTATTTTAATAATAAGGCAGAGGAGGCAAAGCAAAAGCTTGCTGAACAAGCTAAAGTTGCTGAGAAAGCTGATGAGGAGTTAAAAAAATTAACTGGCAATGATAAGGCTAAAGCAGTTAATGATTTAACTACTGCTTTTAATGCACAAAATAAAGCATTAGAGAAATCATCGCGTGCTGTAGGGTCTGCATTAATTGATATCGAGAACTATGCACGAGGAAATAGGGAGGTTGAAAAAATTTCCCAAGAAGCGAGAACTGGAACTATCAGCTATACAGAAGCCATTGAACGTCTAAATAAAATTAAGTTGCCTACAGA